GCATCACCAGTGAGATTGAACAGGACATCAGCGCCGCGTTTGAGAAGATCCGTTCCGTGCTGCACGCACTGGAAAATCCGACGTGGATGCTTGAAACTGCAAAGCAACAGATCGAGCAAGCCGCGACGAACGTATTCAAGCACATTCAGCAGGCGATCTGATCATGTGGCTCACCGAACAGGAAGCGCGAGGCAAGATCTGTTGCGGACCGGCACACAAGTCACCGCACGTCAACAACATGTGTCAGGCCAGCAACTGCATGGCATGGCGTTGGTCCGACGAGGAAATCCATCCCGACGAACCCCTGTTGGGCTATTGCGGCCTTGCCGGTGAGCCACTGGAACCCTGATGGCGACCTACACCAACCAGTTCACCTCAACCAATGTGGACAACGCCACTTGGGACGATGAGACGGGACAGTTGGAAGTGACGTTTGCGCGTGACGGTTCGACCCATGTGTATTTCAACGTACCGAAGTCTGTGTGGGAACAGTTTGTACTAGCGCCCAGTGCTGGTAGATTTTTGTTGCAGAATCTCAAGGGAAATTACGGCTGATGCCCCGGGTCTATCGCACCAAAGGTGAACGGGCATTGAGTGTCAAACTCTCTGTGCCATTGACTGTGCGTGACATGGAGCGACTTGAGCAACGGGCCACTGCCGAGCGTGTGGGCAAGACTGAGTACGCTCGTCGCGTATTGTTGGAGCGTCTGGCATGAAATGGATTGACTATCCGCTGGAAGATCGTCGCTGGGCGGTTGAACAGGCGCTGGCACACAATGCCGTGGACCCGCAGGAGGTTGCGGACTATCTGCTGCAAGTGCTGTACGGTCATTGGACACCGCCACCACATCCACCTCAAGACAGCACGGTCGTGGAGCAGATCAGGGACTGGAAGCAGGCTCGGGGTCTGTAATGGCCAAACGTAAATGGTTACCTTTGTTTGAGGAGTTCGTGGGTGATCTGCGAATTTCTTCAAAGGAAGAAACGAGCCGTGACGGCAAGGGCACGGCACTCAACCTGTGGGAAAGCCAGCACCGCTTCCTGCGGGAGGTGGCGGCTGGACTTGATCAGGGTCAGCGTATTTTCAAGGTATTGAAGAGCCGCCAGCTTGGTATTACTACGGTGTCGCTGGCGGTGGATCTGTTCTGGGTGGCGATGCACCCGGGCCTGACGATGGCGATCGTCACGGACACGGAAGGTAACCGCGAGAAGAACCGCACCTTGTTGGCGCAATATGTGAACAGTTTCCCCGAGGATTACTTTGGGGAGTTCAGTATCGTTCAAAACAACCGCCAAATGATGCGGTTCAGTAACGGTAGCCGTTTCGACTTCAAGGTTGCCGGTACGAAGGACAAGGGTACGGCCTGGGCGGAAGGTGAAGGTTACGCCGCCGCGCACATCACCGAGATCGCAAACTTTGGCAGTCCCGACGGTTTGAGATCGTTTGAGGAAGCCTTTGCGCAGAACAATCCAGACAGTATTTATATATATGAATCGACCGCTAAGGGTCACAACATTTGGTACGACACGTGGATGTCCGGGTTCAAGGACATACACAAGCAACGGTCGTTCTTCATTGGTTGGTGGGCGAACCCAAACAACGCGTTTAAGTTGAGTGACCCGCGCTTTGCCGAGTTTGGGATGGAGAAGCCCAGCCGCGAGGAGCAGGACCTCATTGACGCGGTGAAGGCACAATACGGGTACGAGGTGTCATCCGAGCAACTCGCCTGGTTCCGCTACCGACAGTCAAGTGCTGACACGACCGCAGACGGAACGCTTGAGCAGAACCAGCCGTGGACTGCCGGACAGGCGTTCATCATGACTGGTCAATCGTTCTTTAACGTGCGGGTGCTGACCAAGGATACGCAAGCGATCCTTGAAGCGCAACAGCAAGAAGGTGGTGGCGGCTACGGTTGGGCCGGGTACAATTATGAGTTTGGCAATTCGTTCTTCGACATGGAAATGATCGAGGCGGGCGAGGACGATGATCCAAACGACATTGAGTTGCGCGTCTGGGAAGCACCGAAGGCCGACGCACGATACGTCATTGGCGCAGATCCGGCATACGGGCGCAACGAGCATAAGGATCGCTCGGCCATTAGCGTATGGCGGTGTTACGCCGACAAGTTGGTGCAGGTAGCCGAGTATGCGTCATATCTGACAGAGGTGGACAAGGTGGCGTGGGTACTTGCGCATCTTGCCGGCAGCTACGCGAACTGCATGGTGAACCTCGACATTGGCGGTCCGGGCCGCATGATCATGCACGAGTGGAAGCATCTTGAGCAAATGATCGGATCGGAGACATACTCCGAGCGAACGAAGAAGGGCGGCTGGGAAGATGCTCTAAGCAACGCTCGGTGGTATCTCTACAATCGACCCGACAGCCTGGGTGCAGGGTACGCTTACAACTTTGAGGCGTCACACCGCACCAAGCAGGAACTGATGCACGGCTTGCGCGGCACGTACGTCACCCGCGAATTGCTCGTGCGGTCACTACCGCTACTGCGTGAGATGGGCAATGTCGTGCAGGACGGTTCGTCGATCGAGGCACCGGAGAGCAGCAACCCGGAAAAGAAAGACGACCGTGTGTTCGCGGCTGGACTTGCTGTGCGTGCATGGTTGAACTGGCGTAGACCCGAAATGTTGGCGGAAGGTTTGTCGTATGAGCGCGTGACAGCCGAGGAGACGGGTGCTATCACTCAGCAGGCTCGATCACTGAACGGACTTGTTGCCCGCTATTTTGCGTGGCAAGAGGAACTTGATGAAGACGATAACATAGTGGACAACCGTCCACAGTGGAGACTGGACCGAGGATTGATATGACCACCGATATTGAACCCGCATTTGCTAACATGCCAGATCGCTTGCTGGGCATTCCCGCTGAGGAAGAGCCGGTACGCAAACGTCGCACCCGCAAGGCGTCAAGTGACACTTTACACCTTGCGATGGAAGATGCGCCCCGTGACGGTACGCGTGTGTGGATCGAAACGTCCGAGGGCGTTCAGATTGACGCATTTTGGTGCAAGTCGCGCCGTTTCAGCGGCAATCAGTGGTCAGACGCTAGTTGGTGGGCGCACTGGGGTACTCGGTCTCCGCTTCCCGACAATGTTGCAGGGTGGTATCCTTATGACCAGTGACACGACGTATACCGGCTACGAGAGCGAGCCGTCCGAAGGGTACTTGCAACCCGACAAGGTTCGTGTCCACTTTCGTTGCGACCGTTGCGGACACGAGTATAGCCGCGTTTACAACGCTATACCCCGCAAGAACGCTGTCTGCCCCAAACAGTCGTGCAAGACCGCTGCTGCGGTTGAACAGGCAGCATTGGCACAACGCAACATCACTGAGATTGTCGAGGAAGGTAAATCACCGGGTATCACGGGCCGTAACCCGATGGTGGGGATCGTTGATCAGACAGCCGCACAGGTGATGGAAGATTATCAGTTGACGGATTTGAAGGACAACATTCGTCCGGGTGAGTCAATGGCACCCAAGCTGCCGGGCAAACTTCAGACCGCTGCCGATAATTTCTTCTCGGGTGGTGCAGGTCAAACCAGTAAGCAGGCGCAACTTATCACGCGTCGAGCACTGTCCGGTGCGTATCGCAACATGTCGGTTGCGCCGACGGATGTTTTTCCGGGACAGCGGGGAGCATCCCCTTTACGCAAGGTTTGAGTTGAGATATAAATTTCTCCGAGCGCCGTCCCAACGCCCAGAGGTTACCCGTGTCTGAACAAGGACGAATGCTCAGTGATGAGGATGTGAAAGCTATTGTCGATGTGCTCGAAGAGCGCATGACAGAAAAGTTTTATCGCGATCTCGGAAAAGGTGTTTGGGGATTTTTTTGGCGAGCCATAGTGATCGTCATGCTGATCGTAGCGGCATGGGGCGCGGGTCACGAAAAGATGATTGGTTGACGCGGGGTGGAGCAGTCCGGTAGCTCGCTTGCCTCATAAGCAAGAGGTCACAGGTTCAAATCCTGTTCCCGCAACCATATTGACGCTTGGTCGGAGTTGAGATACCGTAAGGAACTCCTCCCCCAAACTCACCCGCCGGGCCGCGCATGACCCGGCGGGTGTTTTTTATTGCACCGACCCAACTTCAATCGTGTACTCTCGTCCGTCAGCAGAGTGATGGACAAAGATGTCGGGCCGATCTGGCTCCGGCGTTGGACGACACCAGCAATCATTGTGCCAGTGCAGACGCAGGTCGTCTTTTGGCCAAACGTGCCAACAATTCTCGACCCGTTCTGTGATCCATCCGATCAATGTTTACCGCCCTTCTGCTGTGCCTTGGCTTGCGCTTCGGCAGCATGAGCCTGCTGTGCGGCAATCTCGCGGCGCATAATACCGGCAATGAGCCCTTCGGGATCGGGCGCATCGGTATGTTCGACCACATCCTCGGTGCTGGCAGCACGGATCTTGAACAGATCAAAGATGAGGTTCTTCGCGTCGGCTGCAAAAGCGGGCGAGGATGAGTGAGAGTCGATTGAGAGCTTCATGCTGTCGTCCACATCAGCGAGCTGGAACGGCACGGCCACCAATCCGGGAGCAGGAGGCACGATCAGCGGATTGTCCTGCGCACCTTCCAGACCTGCTTGTTCCTTGGGAACCCACGCAAGGAGCTTCTGGTCAACATGAGCCTTGCCGAGTTCCATCATCAGCGTGCCGAGTGAAGCAATATCACGTTCGATCAGCAGCGCACGATCCTTGAAACGCGGGGAGAACATGCGAACCAGTGTCTCGGCATGACCCTGACCGCGCACACCAGCTTCACCACGACCCTTGGCAATGGGTGGTAAACCGCCCATTTCGTCGAACATACGCTCATATTCGTGCAGCGAACCCCACAGATCCTGCGGAATAGCCGGCGCTTCGACTTCAATCTTCGCGTTCGGGTTATTATCAACAAAGTAACCGCCAGGCTTGTTAAACCGGGCGAGAGCCTGCTGGTTGACACCTGTCGAACCGACAAATTTCTTTGGCGGATCTTCCTGCAAGCGCAACAGTTTGTTGGTACCGTTAATGCGACTGTTAATTGCTTCCTGAAGCATCGCCACATTGACAATTTCGCTACGACCCCAGAAATACTGGTCGATGCGGTTCGGTGAAAATTCAGTGTAAGGGTGACGACCAACGAGATCGTCCTGTGGCTTCAATGTTGCCGGGTTCCATGCAAGTGCGTTGAACCGCACGTACTTGCCCATGACAAGCATATCTTCGCCGATGATCTGGAATGTGGCCCAGTCGGCACGCTCATCGTCCCACACCCACAATTCGTCCAAGCGCATAAGGCTGCCCTCCATACGCACGGAGAACATTGGGTCGGCAGAACTCATCCAATCAACCATACCGCGTGAGGACGAATTGCCCTGCCCACCGGCTTGGAACGGTTGTGTACCGCCAGTAGTGACAGTCATACCACCAGACGGGCGATCTTTCTGCGCTGTATATTTCTTTGCGCGCTTGCGAAGTTGCTCTTTGTCCGGGTGGTTCCAGATCATGCGCTCAAACTGATATGGAGTAATCCACATGGTGTGGACAAATGCTTCCATGTCCTCATCAAGCGAGTCATGGTTTTCACGCAGAACACCCATGTCGTCAGGCTGAACAAGATCAGTAACAAACGACTTTCGCTTGTACCCAACCTTGAGAAAAGTCTTTCCTTTAATCAGAGACCACAACACCGCTTCAGAAATTCTGGTGTCGGTGTTGGAACTTTTGGCCGATGAGCGCAGGTAGTTGGCAATGGCACGACCCTTTGCTTCTTCCAAAATGTTGGGAAGATCAGGGTCAGAAACCTTGAAACGCAGTGAAATTGGTGAGTAAAGCAACGATTCCAAGTCGTCTAGATACGCAAACGTCTTGTTGTACATCGCCGAGTTTGATGGATCGTCAGCACCAAACATGAAATAGTTCTTGAAGTATTCGTAACGCATACGACGATCTGACTGGGAAACCAGACACTCATCGACTAATTCACGAACAAAACGCTCAAGGTTTCGCTTGGGTATTCTCATACGATACTATCCTATGGTGTCGAACTCGGTTGACATACTCGGGCATAGCATATAATTTGTCCAGTGTCCGGGGTTTTTTAGGACGCTCTCTCGGACGATCGAACTCAAACTAGGAGATCCAATATGGCCAAGCGTGGCAAGCGGTCGCACAAGCGCAAGTAATCTTGCGTGAGACCGGAACCGTCCCGTGGCCATGTGTCTCGGGACGGTTCGCACTTTTTATGGGATTTGACAGGTAATGCTACCACCGATGCCAGGAATGCCAACGCCCCCTCCCGGTCTTGCCGGAGGCACTGGACCTGTGTCTGTACCGACCCCAATGGCTGGAGCCGCGTCTCAAGGGATCGCTGGCGTAAAGACCGCATTGGAGCTTCTTCAGAAGGCTCTCGGTACTGTCCCAATGGGTTCCGATCTGCACATGTCTGTGTTGAAGGCTGTGACGGATCTTTCCAAACACATGGCTGATTTGCCGAGCCAGCCCGGTTCGCAAGAAGTCGTTCAGCAACTGGCCCAGTTGGCGCGTCAAGCGCAATCTGGTGGCGGTAACCCGCTCGCTGGCATGATGCCCGGCGCTGGCGCTCACCCGGGTGGCCCTCCTCCCGGTGGCGCACCTAATCCACTTGCCGGCATGATGCCGCCACCTTCACCTCAAGGAGCAATGTAATGGCTCGTTTTCCCAAGCCTTACGTCAACGAAGTCCCGGAGACGAACCGTCACCCGGGTATTGTTCGTGTCAATCTCGACACGATGGACATTGGTGCCCGCAAATCGGGTCTTCCGTCCGCTGCTTCGACCGGTCCCGACCGTATCGAGCATGTGGGCAAAGACGCCATCGGCGGTCGTTAAGGAGTATAGGGTATGACCACCACCCCTACCACTGAAGCCGAACGCGCCCAGCAGCTTGTTGCTGCCCTTTGGGACAATCCCTCCGTACGTGCGAAGGCAAAGGAGTTGTTCCCGGACATCACCGTGCCTGAAGATCACGTCAATCCTCTGGTTGAGCCCCTCCGGGCACAACTTGATGAGACCAAGAGCGAGCTGGAAAAGATGCGCGCCGAGGCTGCCGAAGAGCGTAAGGCTCGCGAGGAAGCCAAGATGGAACGCTCGTTCCACCAGCGCATCGAAGAAGCTCGCAACAAATTCCCGTCTCTGACGGACGATGGTTACAATCGTGCCCTCGACCGTATGAAGGAAACGGGTAACTACGGTGATCCCGAAGCCGCGATGGCATGGGTTGCGCGTCAGGAGACGCCAGCCAATTCGCCGACCAAGGCTGACTGGTTACCCAAGAAGCTCGACCTGTTCGGTCACCACAACGAACGACAGGAGGAATCGTTCCGACTCCTCCATCGTGACCCTGACGCCTACATGGACAACGAGTTGGCTAAGTTTGTAGCCAACCCGGAAGCCTATACAAACGAGACGTTGGGGCTGTGATTTATATACCACATGCCACTTCGCTTAACGGCGCAAGGGCTTTTTATCCAGGAGTATGATAAATGGCTTTTCCTAACGCGCCGGTAGCGCCTATTACTGGCAACGGCATTACCCCCGGCGGTACTTTGGGTGCACAACTCGCCGCTATTACTCGGCGCGCATTCATCCCGTCGTTGTACGTGCAGATTTACAGCAGCCACCCCTTGCTGTCGCTGTTCATGAGCAACGCGCAGGCGGCTCGTGGCGGTGTTGGTCAGATCACCGTACCTGTTCAGGGTGCTTCGTTCACCAGCTTTAACTGGGGTTCGTTTGCTGGTGACTTCCCGATGCCGACCGATCAGGCCGCTATCGAGAACGCTCAGTTCAACCTGAAGCTGGGCATGGTTCCGATCGGCTTCTTCGGCATGGAAGCGATCCTTCAGTCTTCCGAGACTGTGATCCCGAAGCTGCGCGCCGTGATGAGCGATGCCGGCGTGGTGATGAAGCAGGCTTTTGCCAACGCCCTGTACTCGAACAACGTGTCGAATGCTCAGGCTTGGGACAGCCTCTCGATGGCTTACGACGACGGTACGAACGTGCCGACCTACGGCGGTATCAACCGTTCGCAGAACTCGTTCTTCAAGGGTCAGTTGATCACCAACACTGGCGGTCTGGCGACGACCCGCGTTGGTATGACTCAGCTCATCATGCGCGTCCTGAGCGGTGCGGGTGGTGAAGCTCCTGACTACGGCGTGATGAACCCGGCCAACTGGGCTGTGCTTCAGGCCGACTTCCAGAACTTGGAAATGTACATGACGACCCCGAAGTCGATTTATGGCAAGGACGATGCCGTGAACACCGGCTTCCGTGCGATCAACGTCATGGGCGTTCCGATCTTCCCGGATCCGTTCTGCCCGCTCGGCAGCATGTATCTCATCAACTCGCGTTATACCGGTCTGTATATGTCCGAGCACGCGCCGATGACGTTCTCCGGGTTTGAAAGCCAAATCCCTGTCGGTCAGATCTCGGACATTGGCGTCCTGATCTCTGCTTCGGATCTTGTCTGTGCAAAGCCTTCCTCGGGTGCTCAGGTCACTGGCATCACGGGCGCGGCGTGGCCGAATGTTCCGGGCACCACGCCCGCTATCCAGTAAGGAGTTTTAATCATGGGTCTTTTCTCTGGTCCCGGTCTTACGCCCACTCTCAAGGGTGCAACGACCAACGTAATTACGATTGGTGCAGGCAACGAAACGCTGATCCAGCCCGCTGGTTGGTATTATATCAGCCTCGGCAAGTACACTGCTCTTCAGCAGTACGATCCGATCACCGCTTCGTGGCGCACGGTTGGCAGCGGTTCGACCTCTGGCGATCAGTACATCTATTCGGATGGCGTCAACTATCGTCTGGCCAACCTCACCGGTTGCGTTGTGGGCGCTCTGCTGACCAACGCCGGTTCGGGTTACACTTCGGCTCCGACCGTGACGGCTTCGGCTGGTAGTTCGCTCTGGCGTGCGATTGTCGGCGGTGCGGTGAACACCACAGTTACCGTGACCAATGGTGGTACCGGTTACGTGTACTCTCCGATTGTTGAGTTCTCGGCCCCGCCCGCTGGCGGTATTCAGGCTGAAGGCTATGCCACCATCAGCGGCGGTGTGGTCACCTCGATCACCGTCACCAACCAAGGTGCTGGTTACGTCACGCCGCCGACCGTGGTGCTGTCGAACGACTCGGACGAAGGTGCCAACGGCCTCGGCTCGGGTTCGGGTGCTACTGCGGTTGCTACCCTGACCGGCGCAGGCACGATCACTGGTCTGATCTGCATTGATCCGGGCAACTCGGTGACCTCGCTCCCCACCCTGTCGTTCAGCGGCGGTGGCGGTTCGAGCGCGGCGGCTACAGCGATCTGGTGTGCGACCATCACTGGTATTGCCGTGACGACCGCTGGTGCTGGTCTGTCGGGCAGCTATGTGCGTGTGAC